TTAAAAAAAATTTGAATTCTTACAAAACTGATTAAAAAAAATTTGAATTCTTACAAAACTGATTAAAAAAAATTTGAATAACATAAAAATCACAATTGTCAAGAAAAAAAAATTTGAATAACATAAAAATCACAATTGTCAAGAAAAAAAAAGATACCAGGCTCAATATCTCAGGCTCAAAAACTGATTTCAAGCCAGAGTTAAACGATTTTGGTTTTGAAATTCCAACAATTTGAAAACTAAAAAACCAAAAAAGATTTGACTTTTTATTATATCCGTATATACTCCTCTCGTAAATTTAATTTTTAAAAAAGACCCTTATGGAAAGTAAGAAACAAATACCAGACCACTTATTCAGAGTAATAAGCCAGAACTATGACGCTACAGGAGAGCAAATACAGTTTCTTAGACAGATGAGAATAGATTGAGTTACTAATCAATGAATAACTATGCAGTGATTCCATAAGAGGAGATCAACAATGGGACTTTGAAAACCAACAGACTTAGATACTAACAACGACTAATATGAAATGAATACTAGAAATAATCTGATGATTCATAGCATTTTTTATTGGATGACTATGGGGACTTCTACTATATATATTATTAATAGTTCTTTTTATCTGATAATACCCATCTAACTTTTATAGTTAGGTTACTATCTAATAAGGAGTTTTCACTCCATGTTCACTTCTTATTAGGTGGTAACTTATTTATAAAAACAAAAAAACATGGATATTTTTGCAGAAATTAATAATCTCCCTATTTTAGACACCTTAAATTCTTTAGGGGTAAATACTACCAAGAAATGAACTAACTATCACTTATTAAAAGATAACTGACAAATTGATACTTCATTTATTGTATCCCCTCAAAAGAATATAGTGTCAGACTTCTGAAAGACATGAATCCAATGATGAGTCTTTGACTTTGTAGGTCAATACTGCCTTGGTCTTTCTAATGATGATATGAGGACTTCAGAATGAAGAGCAGGGACTCTAAAGTTCTTTGTAGAAAAAGGCTTAGTTAAACAACCAGAACAACAATCAAAAACTTTTGAAAAATCACACTCAAACCAATATCTCCTAGAACATTTCAACGATTTCTTATTAGGAGGTTTTTCATCTAATATAGCACCACTATTATTAAAGAGAGGCGTAACTAGCGACTGGATACAAAAACATCAAATTAAAATCTGAGAACTATTTGCTAATATAGGATACTACAACAACTATTACACTACAGAACATTCAACTTATAAGGATGACAATTGAGAATGGATAACTCAGGACTGAGATAAACCTAAATCTGTTGGTATCTTCATATTTCCAAATTATAAGCTCATAGACGATAAGAAAACTCTAGTTGGATTGAAGCTAAGGAGAAAGGACTGAAAGACTATCAGAGGGCAAAAATCTATGACTGTCGGTAAGTCTGGACTTCTATGGGATAAGCCTATCAACAATTCAAAGACTATCCTAGTTGAGTGAGAAATGGACTGGTTAATACTAAGACTTTTGTGATATGAGAGTGTTGTGGCTAATAATGGTTGAGTACAATCACTTAGAAAAGAATTAAAGGAATTACTAGCACCAGTTCAGGATATAATCTGTTTGTACGATAAGGATATAGCTTGAAAGCAATGAACTAAGGCTTTATCAAAAGCACTTAACACAACCCTTATCACAATAGACTTCCCTATTAAAAAGTCTTCAAAGGGAGTTCCACTGTCTGATGTAAACGACTATTACAGAGCTTGATATGATACAAAACAGAAATGGGATTCTCTCTTGAAAAAAACTTCGACTACTACAGAGGGTTGAGAAAACGACCTATGAGATACAGGATTTGTGTTTATAAGGAAGAATTTAAGTTACTATGATATAGAATATAAGATGTATCAAGATACAAATAAAGTTGCACAATTTATGGCTTCCAGCCCAAAGGAGTTAGCAACCTTAGTTAGAGCTTGACAGATTAAGCAGTTTAAGGATTTATGTTATTACGATGGTGGTAAACCAGGATGTTATAATACTTTAGATGATTCAAATATTATAAGAGATTGATGAGATGCAGAACCTAAGCTACATCCACAGATTAAGTATTTAGTAGATAATATATGTTCACAGAAAATAACAAACTCTCATTGGCTACATTGAGCTATCTTATATAAACTTACTCATATAAACGATGTGAATATACCAGCATTGATATTGTACTGAGCAGGTTGATCAGGTAAAGGTACACTTATTAATTTACTCTCAAAAATATTCTGAGATGAGAACATAATGAGATGATTAGGTCAGAAAGACTTAGAATCAAGTTTTGATACCTATGCAGGACAGAAACTAATAGTTGAGTATAATGAGGTGTCTAGTTGAAATAGATTTGAGGATAAGAAAGTTGTTGATAGATTAAAAGGAATTATATGACAACCAAGGATTACTGTTAATCAAAAACATAGAAAAGCAGAGGAGGTTGATAATATAGCTTGGTTTCATTTATCTTCTAATCATCCAATACCTCTACAATTAGATAGTAAGCATTCTTGAAACAGAAGATTTACTATCATAAAGACTTGATGAGAAATGAATAAGGATAAGGCAAGACAACTTAATGAAATAACCCTTAATGATAAGAATATTATTAGACAATATATTGCTTGGTTATATGACACTTATCCAGATGTACCTTGATTAACTACTTATCCAGTTCTAGCTAATGCAGAGAAACAACAATTAGAAGAAAACTGTGAGGGGACAGCAAACTTGTTCTTTGAATGGTTTGAGTTGAAATTTCCTAAGATATGGAAAATAACTAATAAACAAAAAAACACTTGTCTAAGAAAATTTTGTATAGAAAACGGCGAGGATTACTCAGATACTAAGTTTAAACAAAGTAATTTTGACCTAGGGCTTAGTCATAAGTACGAGAAAAAGGCTATGAGTATCAAAGGTTGTTCAGCCAGAGGATATTGGATAAACAAGACCACCCACCAACAAGAATCTATCCCAGATGAAAGCCCTTGATACTTTGAGAAATGAGAACTAGAGAAATTTATATGGTAATTAAAAGATTATGGAAATAAAACTATTAGATACATTTGCTTGAGTAGGTGGATTTCACTTAGCTCTTGAACATAGTATATGAAAAGATAATATAGAGTGTATTTGATTTAGTGAAATAGATAAGTTTGCTAAACAAGTTTATAGCGAGCATTTCCCAAATACTAAAGATTTATGAGATATAACTAAAATAGATATACCTAATCTACCTGACTTTGATATAGTTACAGGTTGATTTCCTTGTCAAGATGTTAGTGTTGCAGGGAAACAAAACCTAGAAGAATGAGGTAGAACTGTATTAGTTGAATATTTACTACAAATACTAGAAAAAAAACAACCTAGATATTTTATATTTGAGAATGTAAAATGATTAATGAGTAAGAAGTTTGATAAATTTAGAGAGAGTATATTTGAAAGAATAAGAAAATCTTGATATTGATTAAACTATCAAATACTTAACACAAAAGATTTTTGACTACCACAGAATAGAGAAAGAGTATTTATAGTTTGAAAGTTAGAGTGATGATTTAATTTTCCTTGTAAAAGAGAGCTTAATATTTTCTTAAAAGATATACTAGAAGAAGAAGTTGATGAGAGATATTATATGACAGTAGAACAATATAAGAAACTTAATTTTGAAAGTCTACAAAGGTTATATAATGATATTGCTCCTACTCTAAATACTTCTCAATGATGACATAGACAACCAAAAATACTTGTAAATAAGTTTAATGAAAGAGTTATGCTAGATGTAGCTTGAACATTAGGGACAGGAGCTTGATTTACTAATAAGCAATGATATGCAGTAATTGAAGGAATTCATAAGATTAGAAAACTTACCCCAACTGAATACTCAAGACTACAATGATTTCCTAATAATTGGTCTACTGATTATGTAAGTAACAGTCAAGCATATAAACAGATGTGAAATGCGATAAGTGTTCCAGTAGTAAAAGCAATATTTGATAACTTATTTTAAAATGAATAGCTACAATGTAACCTACGATACATATATGGAAAGTTCTGTAATAACAGACTTTCCTTGAGATGAGAAAATGGACTCTATGGTAATAGATAGAGATTATGAGCTTGTTTATAACCCTAACAATTAAAGTAATGCAATACAAAATAACCTTATGAAACGACAAAATCTATTTAATGGATGATGACACAAAATTAGATACTATGCAAGGAATTGCAGAACTAGAGAAGACTTATATTAAATCTATAACCTATAAATAATATGAAAGAATATATAAGAATAAAAAGCCTAGAAGACTATAATAAAGCAGTTGAATATTTTGAGAATAAAGGATACAATAAAAGTGAGCAGTGTGTTTATGTGTCTCATACTTTTATGGTTTATATTACTGATGCTGGTATTAGCTCTTGAGATTATTGGTGTTCACCTAAAATATATAGCAAACAGATTTTTTTAACAGAAGATATAATAAATAAACCACCACATTATACTAAAGGTTGAATCCAGCCTATTGATTATATAATATCTAATAAAATGGATTTTTGTGAATGAGCGATAATTAAATATATTACGAGGTACAAACATAAGAACTGATTAGAAGATTTACAAAAAGCACAATTTTTTATTAATAAACTAATAAAAGACTATGAAAATAAATAAAAAAGTTTGAAAATGTTATTGGTGTAGTAGAATTATTAAAAAATCTTGAGACACTAAAAGGAAAGTTATTATGGAGCAGGTTATATATATATGCTTAAAATGTTGATATAATAATAGTCCTACTATTTTTGAAGAAATAATAACCCATAAACTAATCAAATGACTTACTCAAACAGAACTTGAACATGAAAAAGACACATATGAAAGGACGATGGATACAATACAATCTACAACAGGAAAATGCGACCAAAATATTTAAGATACTTCCTTAAATGGAACAACAGACTCATCGAATCCAAAGACATTGATGAAGAATTAATGTTTGATTATAAAGATAACCTATATATACAATGATTAAATTAAGACCACACCAAGAAGAACACTCAACTTTATGAGTAGAGTTACTTAAGAAACATAAAATAGTATACTTTGCTCACGAGGTTAGAACTTGAAAAACAATAACATCATTAGAAACTTGTAAGAAGTTTTGAGCTAACAAAGTTCTGTTCATTACAAAACTTAAAGCTATAAGTTCTATTAAAGCAGACTATCAGCATTACACAAAGTTTTTTAATATAACGATTATTAATTATCAAAGTGTTCATAAGATAGAAAGTAGAGATTTTGACTTAATGATTTTAGATGAAGCTCATTGATTAATAGCTGGATTTCCAAAACCTAGTAAAGTTAATAAACAAATCAAAAAAGATTTCTGACACCTGCCGATTATCTATTTATCAGGGACACCACTTATAGAATCAGCAGCTAAGGCATTTCCAGCCTTTAATATAAGCCAATACTCTCCGTTTTTGCCCTGTAAGAACTTTTATCGTTGGTTTGATACCTATGGTATCCCAAAACAAATCAAAACATCGTATGGTTTTGCGCATGACTACTCAAATACCAAATATGATATGATTATGGATAAAATCCAACATTTAATACTAACCTTCACTCAAAAACAAGCCTGATTTACAACATCTATTACTGAGCATGTCTTAGAAGTAGAAATGAAAGAGAAAACATACTCTCTTATCAAAAGACTTATTAAGGATAGAGTTATCCCTTGAAAATCTGATGCTATTATAGCAGATACCTGAGTTCGCCTTCAATCATTATTATTGCAAATGTTTAGTTGAACTGTGAAACTCGAATCTTGAAAAGCAATAACTATTGATGATAGTAAATGAGTTTTTATTAAAAATTATTTTAAATGAAAAAGGATAGCTATCTTAACTTGTTTTATACAAGAAGTTATTTTATTAAAACAAATCTTTTGAGATACAATAACTGATGACTTAGAAGAATTTAAAGCTACCAATAAGAATTATGTTTGAAATGTTGTAGCTAATAAAGAATGAGTTAGTTTAAAAGAAGCAGAAGCCTTGATTTTTTATAATGTTCCATATTCGGGTACAAGTTGGACTCAATGAAAAGATAGAATGTCATACAAATGAAGAAAAGAAAACAATGTATATATTATCTGTGCTAAGAATGGGATTGAAAAAGAAGTACTGAAAATTGTAAGAAAAAAACAAACTTTTAGTAAAAAAATCTTCAACTTAAACTTGAAAAATCAAAGTTTTTGAATATAATAGTTTTGCAAAACAATAATTATATATGAGTAAAAAAGAGTTTTTAAGGTTTGTTTTGCGACATATATCCCTTGAATACTCTTTTTTACTATAACAAATACTATTATGAAAAAGAGAAATTCCCTAATATACAGAAGTATTGCCTTTGAGCAATATAAACTTAAAAAAGAATGTATTGTATGTTATTCAATTGTTAATATCTGTGTACATCATAAAGACGAGAATTACCATAATAACACAAGAGAGAATTTACAAATACTTTGCAAAAGTTGCCATAGCAGACATCATAGAAATAATATGACTCAAGATATGAAAGATAGAATTTCTAAGAAACTAACTGGATTAAAACAATCTAACGAAACATGTAGGAAAAAAAGTATTGCTCATACGGGTAAAGTATTATCTTTGATAACTAGATGTAAACTGAGTGATGGACAATTATGAAGTAAAAATCATATGTTCTGAAAGCATCATTTAATATCCACTAAATTAAAAATTAGTAATAGTTTAAAATGAAGGACAGCTTGGAATAAGTGAAAATGAAAATTATATCATTATAATTGAAAAGAATTAACTTCTATTCAATGGGCTAAATTAATATGAATACAACATAATACTCTAATGACTAGATTTAAAAGAGGTTGGAGTATATCAAGAGCAATTGAAACATCAATTTAATGTACAAATAACTTATACAATACTATGGTCTTAGAATCAAAAATCCAAAAGAAAATAATCAACTACCTCTCTAAAGAGGGATATACTGTTATAAACCTTATCAAGACAAATATTAATGGTATTCCAGACATTTTGGCTACCAAAGCCCAGACTTGTCTGTATGTTGAGGTCAAAAGACCTTGATGAATACTATCTGAACTACAAAAGTATAGGATCAAGAAACTTAGAGAGAATTGAGATTATGTTATAATCCCTTACTCCCACCAAGAGTTCCTTGATGAGTACCTAAAGTTTAAAAAAAAGTAAAATAAGTTTTGACTTATTACTATTTTTGAATATAATCACTCTTGTCTTAGAAAGACATTTTAATTAATAACCATTATAAATTATGGCAATCCAAAAAATCGGTAATTCCGATAACATGTACTTAAAAGTAATTTGAGGGAATCTAGTACAAGAAGTAAATGAAAGCAATCCAGAAGCAGTTCGTAGAGATTACGAATTAAAAGATGGTACTAAAGGAACTAAATATGAAATAGCTTACAAAAACCTAAGCTGAATAATAGTAGGTTTAAATTTTAAAGATTCTGATTATTGAAAATCATTAGTCTTAACTTTACAAGACTGAGCTGATCAATATGTAATAAGTCTTTGAACAGAGAGTAGATACTTTACAGATTTAGCTAAGAAACTACCAAATATCAAATTAGAAGAGCCTATAGAGTTTAACCCTTATGATTTTAAGACTAAGGATGGTAAACAACTAAGAGGAGTATCAATTAAACAAGACTGAGCTAAAATAGCTGATGCTTATTGGGATGGTAAGAAATCATTAAAAGGTACGCCAAGCACAACAGTTGAAGAAAGAAAAGAATATGACTCAGATGATTGGAAAAGTTTTTTTATTAAAGTAAAAAAGTTTCTTATAAAGGAAGTAGAGAAAATAACTCTACCTGAAATTAAAGAAGATGATTTATTAAAAGAAGCTAACGATATATTCTAAACAAAAACCTTTATGTACAATGTAGTTGAACACGAAAACGAATTTATGGTAGATGATATAAGTCTTCCATATTGAGCAGATTTAATTTCTTTATGATTAGAAGATGAAAATATATAAAGACATAGAACAAGGGACAGATGAATGGCTTGATATAAGGAAGTGAAAAATCACAGGTACTAAGTTAAAATGAGTTTGTGGATGACCACAAGCTCAACTAACCGAGATATATACCTTATTAGCTGAAACTTATATTGAAGAAGAATACTTGAATGCCTACGAGATAATTGAAAGAGGGAACGAGCTCGAGCCTATAGCTAAAGCTAAGTATGAAGAAATCACTTGAAATAAAGTAGAGGAGGTTTGATTCATAGAGCTTGATGATAAAGTTGGGTTAAGTCCAGATTGAATTATTGCTAACAAAGACTGAGCTTATACAAAGGCTATTGAGATCAAGTGTCCAAGAGGTAAGAATTATGTTAAGTATATATTAGAGAATAAGATACCTAAGGAATACTTACAACAAGTAGTGAACTATTTTATAGTAATACAAGATTTAGAAGCCCTAGACTTTATAATCTATAATCCTGATTGTTCTACAGAAATCAAACAGTTACACATTATAACAGTAACAAGATTAGAAATTACAAAGGATATAGACAAAGCCTTAGATAAACTAGAATCTTTTAAGCAAGAGTGGGATAATTTAAAACTTAAACTAATAACACCATGTTAATAACAATAATAGCATTTACTATAATAATAGTAATAAGTAGTATACAAGCATATACTAATTGACTAGCAAGAAATAAACAAGATACAGAGATAGAGGAATTAAAAGCTCTATGTACACAATTAGATAATTTAGCTAATAAAAAAGCTAATAAGATTAAATCATTATGAATAATGGTTACATATCGTAATAAAAGAATAGATGAACTTGAAAAAAGAATAGCAAAATTAACTTGAGATAAGAAAATCTTAAGGGGTAGAAAACTAACTAAATAAAAATGAATAAACTATACAAAGTTATTATGCAGTATGACTGAACTAAAAAAACTGCAGACAAGATAGATTTATTTTTTAAAAAAGAATTATGAAAACACCTCTATCAAAAAGAGAGTTTAATAAAATCAAAAGAAATCCACATACTATTGATTTAAGAACTAATAGAGAAAAAAGGGTTGAGGCTATGCAAAACAAAAAATACTTCCTTAGAAACCTTAAAATCATAGTTATATGAGCTATAATCTTAACTCTATTAGGTTGGTTTCAAGTAAAGACTTATTGAGAGATAGAAACTACACCAAAACAAGAAATAGACCCACTGGAGCAGATAATTTCTACTAATACTGAAATACAAGATATAATATTAGATAATGAAGCTCCTATATTAACAACTAAAGAATACTTAGATAAAGCAGATAAGATTTATACTAAGGAATATAGACAACAACTACAAGGATTAAATATATATATGACTTCATACAATGCAGAAGAATGACAAACAGACTCTACACCTTGTATAGCTTGATGAACTGGAGTAAATGTATGTGAAGCAGAAAAAGAGTGAAGAAGAATAATTGCTTTATCACAAGAACTTACATCTTGGAGTACAATATGAAAAGTTAGGAAAAAACTTAATTGTGGATTTAATTGTATTACTTATGAAGCTGGAGAAAAAGTAAGTTTAGAACAAACAATGGAAAGTATTAAAAAACAAGGATATAACCCAAGATGTAATTGAGAATTTGAGGTAAGCGATGCTATGAATGTTAGATATAGAAAAAGATGAGATTTATTCTTTAGTAATAGAAAACAAAATACAAGTTGCAATGTTAAGATTTTTAAAATTTAATAATAATACAAATGACAAAAGAAGAACTAATAGAAAGAGTGGGTATATTAGAAGCTAAATTATCTATAAGTATACATAAAATAGATAACATATTAAAAACAGCTACCGATATTCTTAGATTTAAAAAATCAAATAGTTATTGAGTAGGTACAACAGATAATATAGAAAATACAAATGAATTATTCTTTGAGATATGAAAACTAGTTTCATTTAGAGATGAAACTAATAATAGAATAAATTATGAAAGACAACAAATATCATATAAAAATGAATTAGACTTTTTAAAGAACAAACTTAATAAAAATAAATAATATGCCTAAAAAATTATTCTACCAAGTTAGAGAAATAACTAGTCAATTAGATTACTGAGTATTCTTAGATGAGAGAAATGCTCCTAGTGAAGAGGTAATAAAACAACTAAAAGAAGTTAGGAAAGATATAGAAATTTTAATTGATAATATAAAAACTCCGAGATGAGAATAAACTATTATTTATGCAATAACAAAATAAAGGATAAAGGTTGGAAGCCCTTGTTATTAATATTTTATATGTAATATAAAAGAAGAATGAAAAGATATAATGTAGAAATATATAAATTAAAAGAGATAATAGATAAGATAGGATATAAAATAGAATTACATTATAATAATGATTGATGTTTTATAAAAGAATTAGATGATACTTATAAAGAAATATCTATATTAGAGATTATATTTACAGAAGAGTTTATGTATAAATTTATAGCATACACTTGGAGCAAAGATAGAGATAATGATGCGATTAGAATAAATTATGATTTAATGATACATTTAGATAACCCCGTATCTTATATTTATAACATATTAGAATTATGAAAACTAAAATAGAAGCTATATAGTAAAACTATTTAATTGTAATTTGGAATATATAAGAATTGTATAAATAAATACCTATATGTGAGTTGAGCCAGTATAATAACGAAGCATTTAGGACAAGTCCAGGACTGGTATCCAGGAACTGTATATTTATATATTCCAAATTACAATTAAGTAATACCTACTAGGAACTTATGTTAATAGCTTTTTCTTGAAGTAAAACCTAGGCTTTAAAAAGCAGTATAAAAATAAAAGAAAGAAAGCAACCTTTTAATATATATTAACCCTTATAAAAGAATGAAAGAAAAACTAATAGAACTATTAAGTCCTTATATGAATAAGACATTGAGTGAGGGGTGTTATATTAAATTTAAAGAAATAATAGAACCACATTCAAATAAGTTAAGAAAAATTACTTATGTCTATTGAAAAGATAATGATTATTTTATATTGGATTGAAGTAATAATGTTTTTAGAGATTATCAATTTAGATGAGGGAAAATCCTTTGACACTTTGATATAACAAGTGTATTGAAATATATAAATAGGAATAAGATTAATTTAACTTGAGTATTAAAAGTAGATTATATAAATGATAAAATATGATTTTATTTAAATTGATTTATATTTTCGATACCAAACAAACCTCTTAATTTATATACAAAAAAAGAACTTGAAGATTTATATAACTTATTAATAAAACTATGAAAACAAAGCTAATAGAGAACATAAGAAAAGAAATAGAATTAACAAAGCAACAAGGTAGTGACTTAGTAACTCTATCAGTATTAGAGGAAATACAGCAATGATTAGAGAATGATATTAAAGAGCTACAAGAAGCTGTAGTAAAAAGAGTTGAGAATATTTTATAACTAAAAAGAATATATGGAATTATATAATACAATAGAAAAAATATTTAAGTCTGAACATTTAATGTGAAGTAAAATTCAGATACTTGAAGATATAGTAAAATGAAAACCTAAATTTTCAAGAAAGAAATATACAATAAATGAAATAGATTTAACACAAAATTGAATAAAGTTTTGGGTATGCAATAATTGAAGTTGTACTACTGTGCCTTTAGAAAATATGTTAATATATCTATCTTATAAAAGAATACTTAGCAATGATTATGTTAAAGTAATTAACAAATTTATAATTAATAAATTAAAAGATAGTAAAGATATTAGATTAAAGGACTGAAAATTTTTAAAATTATTTGATATTATTACTTAAAAAGAACTTATGGAAACCTGTAAAGACTGTGAGATAAAATTCGCAGATGCATTGTCAGTCAGTAAGTGACTAGATAATATGTTAGAATGAAACCTAGATAATCTACATATAGATAATAAGATATGTTTGAAATGCTTGGTTCGTATCCTTAAAAGATTTATTGATTAACTAAAAGAACTTATGGAATATGA